TTGCTGGCACGGTTGACTGTATCGCTGAATATGACGGCGAGTTAGCAATAATCGACTTTAAGACTTCTAAAAAACCAAAACCACGTGAGTGGATCGAACACTATTTTGTACAGTGCATGGCATATGGTTGTATGCTGTACGAACTGACTGGAATCTCAGTCAAAAAACTTGTAATCATCATGGCTTGTGAAAATGGAGAATGCGTCGTCTATGAAGAAAGAAACAAATCAAAGTACATCAAACTTCTCACCGAATACGTTAGAAAGTTTGTTAGAGATAAACTGGAACTCTATGGAACAGAATAAAGAACTAGAACAGGCAATTGCGAATAAGTTTTTAACACCTTCTAAATTTGCTCTAGAAATTGAAAAGATTGTTGCCGAAGAGAACCTCAACTATATTGATGCAATTGTTCATTATTGCGAAATCAATGAACTTGAGGTAGAATCTGTAACGAAGCTCGTTTCAAAACCTCTTAAAGAGAGATTGAAGAATGATGCTATTAATCTGAATTTCATGAAAAAAACGTCGAGAGCAAAACTGCCACTATGATTTCTCGTGATGACTTAATGCACCATCGCCTACAAGCATGGTTGCGTGAAAATAAATGTGATGACTTAGAGTATCTGGGTTTTTATCCAGATGCTTTAGGTGTCGATAAGCATTGGTATCGAATTGCCGAGCATGAAGTTACAGTTGATTGTATTGAAGATCTTGAATTAGTCGATGTTGAAAGTGAGTCCGTTTGAAACCTACCAACATTATCTTTCACTAAAAAATCATTTTACTAACCCAAAGTATGATTTTTTCAAGTACGGTGCTAAAACCCGTGCCAGTGTAACCTCTTTTAATAAGAGGAAAGATAAGTATTGGTTTGAAAAAACTTCGCGTAAATATAGTGATAAGGAAGTCGTAGATTTTCTTGTATCTAATTTCACTGCCACCGATAACCCACAAAACCTATGGATTGGAGAAATTATCAATTCTGGCGAAAGAAACTACGCCGAGTGGATGAAACGACAGCAGAGTTTGACCTACTTGTTCAAAGAGCAAAGCAACGAATTGTTCTCGGAGAACGAATTAGAGAGTGTTTTCGACTGTTCGAAAGGACATCCACCCGTTCTAAAAAAGTTCCTGAGCGGGACAATTTCACTAGAGACCCTAGTGATTTACAATAAAATATTCCTGTTCGGGAATAAGTTTGACAAGCAACTTTTGGACCCAGTGTGGGAAACCGTAAGTTTAAAACTGAAGAAGTATTCTCCATTTCTAAATATTGATATGTTTCATTATAAAAAAATCTTACGGGACATTATCGATGAGTGATTTTTTTAAATCTGATATTATTCAAGATGAACTTGAAGAGATTAATAATCTTCAAGAACAAATCTATGGCAGCATTATGACTTTTGGTGGCATGTCCCGTGAGACAAAAATGGAACATGTTGAAAAGTTACAGCTCTTGCTAGAAAAGCAAAGAATCATGTATACTAGATTGTCTCTTTCGGACGACCCCGAAGCGGTTGAGATGAAAGAGAACCTTCGCAAGTCAGTTGCCCTGATGGGTTTTCCACCAGACACTGACATGCAAGTTTTATTCGACAGTATGAACGAGACAATCGAATCCCTCAAGAAATATCTTGACGACTGAGGGCATCCTTGCTATACTATCAGAGTAAATCCCCCGAATCCAAACTAATCCGAGGTAATCCAAATGTCTTTCGCAGACCTTAAAAAGCAATCCAAGCTGGGCTCTTTGACTGCAAAACTTGTCAAAGAAGTCGAAAAAATGAATAACAACGGTTCATCTTCTGGCGATGAACGTGTATGGAAACTGGAGTGTGATAAGAGCGGCAATGGTTATGCCGTTATCCGTTTCCTGCCTGCTCCGAATGGTGAAGACCTGCCATTCGTGAAACTCTACAGTCATGCATTCCAAGGTCCTGGTGGTTGGTATATTGAGAACTCCCTGACTACTCTGGGACAGAAAGATCCTGTCTCCGAATACAACACGATGCTGTGGAATAACGGCACCGATGCAGGTAAGGAAGCAGCACGTAAGCAGAAGCGTAAACTGACTTATGTTGCCAACATCTACGTTGTGAAGGATCCTGCCAACCCTGCTAACGAAGGTAAAGTCTTCCTGTATAAGTTCGGTAAGAAGATCTTCGACAAACTCACTGCTGCTATGCAACCTGAGTTCGAAGATGAGGAAGCAATCGATCCGTTCGATTTCTGGCAAGGTGCTAACTTCAAACTGAAGGCAAAGAACGTTGCTGGTTATCGCAACTATGACTCTTCTGAGTTTGCCCGTCCTGATGCACTGCTGGACGATGATGATGCAATGGAAGCAGTATGGAAGAAAGAGTATTCTCTCTCCGAACTCGTTGCCGCAGATCAGTTCAAAACCTATGATGAACTGAAGAAGCGTCTTGACTACGTGCTCGGTAACAAAGGCACTCCTCGCTTCCAAGATCCTGATGAGGGTGAAGAGGAAGAGTACACCCGTGGTTCTGCCCGTGAACTTACCGAAGATCTTCGTGGCGAACTGAACTCCCTGCAACCTACCCGTACCGTTGCATCTTCTGATGAGGATGAGGACGACGATACCCTGTCCTACTTCGCCCGTCTTGCCGAAGAGTGAAGTATAATCAAATCTGCCTAACCTTATTGGTGGCGGCAGCATATATCAACTTACTATTCAAGTGAAAACCGACTACTATATCGATAGAGTAAGTAAGACCGAAGCCGCAGAGTTACTTCTGCGGTTTCATTATCTTAAGGACATTTCGAAAGGTTTCAAATCTGGATACAACTACGGTTTATACAAGAAAAATGACTTTTCTCCTCTAAATATTGGAGGCATTCAGGGAGTTTGTATCTTTACTGGGCTCCCTGTTCCAGAAATTGCCCAAGGCGCATTTGGACTAGAAAGAAATGAGCAACACGGACTCTTCGAGCTCTCAAGGCTCTGCATCCACCCCGATACTCAGCAGGGAGAGTATAATATCACTTCTTGGTTCGTTTCAAAGGCGATTAAGAGCCTTAGAAAAGACACAGAAGTCAAAGCAATTATCTCATACGCTGATAGCGACTATCATAGCGGCACAATTTATCGGGCTTGCAACTTTAAGTATTGCGGTTTATCAGAATCAAAGAAAGATTTCTACTATGCAGACGGAACTAAGCACTCTCGTGGCAAAGTAAAAGGTGCCGAGGGAGAATGGAAAGATCGTTCCCGCAAGCACCGATACGTTATGGTATTTGATAAGAATCTAGAACTCTTATGGTGATGTAACTCTGGTATTCTCTGTACGAACTAGATTTTCTGAGACGTACTGGGATGAATGCTGATAAGTCATAATCTCTCTCATATCATTCAGGAACTGTTGTAGATATGTTCTCTTCAACAGGTAAATGGATGATTTTTTTGTATTCTTGGTTGTTTCGTATTCATAATTGCTCACAGATCTTCTGACATCATCACCACTCAGAGATTTATTTTCACTATCATAATACTTGATTTCAAAATCCTCATTGACATCTTTGCCTGCGGGAAGTATTAATCTTCCATTAGAATCTTTGATTTCTTTTGTTTCGTAGTGATGAGTTGCAGTCAGGTTTTCAATACCATACTTTTCTTCGGCATATCTATAGAGTTGATAGTTTGATAAAGGCCACTCATCTCTGACATTCAGGATACCAGCAGTCATTAGAACAACCCAATCAAGTTGAGCATTTCCGTAGTATTCTTCTGCAACAGTATCAGGTCTTGCTCCTTCCATAATCTCATACTTATTGAAGATAGTGAAGACATTTTGTAAGTCATCACGAAGCTTGTTTCTTCTGAATAAGTTTTTGACTACGAGATAATCTTGTGTAGAAAGGCTGTCCGAAAGGAATGATTGATATTCTACATTTGGTAGTTCTCTGAAGTATCCCATTTTAGTATCCTACTCCTAAGTGTCCTTTCTCAAACTTCTCAATTTCATTGTAATCTTCGTTGTAAATTGGTGTCAGTTCGCTGAATGATAAATCCATCTGCATTGAGATTGGGGTTCCGTCATAGTATGTTGCGTGAACACCATCGCCAGTGTAGTTGACACTCATATTTGTAAGAGCACACAACTTAAATTTATTTAAGAAAGGATGTTCGTCACCACCTTTCATATAGTTGATTTGGAAGATGTTTGGAGTGCTTAAGAAATTTCCACTTGCACCTGCACCTTTTGGTGCCATATTCCTTTTAAAGGCTTTGATAATTTTTTTGACTTCTAAAGATTCCTTATCGTACCTTGGCGTAAATTTGAAAGTGAACTTAAACTGTCTCAATCCGGGACCAGAGAACAGAAGTTCCATGTTTGGATTGATAATAGAACCTGTTGTTCTGGCAAGAATTTGCTCCAATGATATATTACTTCCTAGCGATTGTACTGCCTT